GAACCTTCAGTCGCCATGATTTTTAAATGAGCGGCTTTGGTCAATTTAGTAAACATGGCTTGTTTAATACGACCTTGCTTAGAGCGAATTAGCACTTGTGGCTTGCGCGGTACATAGGGTGAACCATCCACATTTTTCTGATCGCGAATGCGATCGGCCTGACGTTGGCGTAAGCCTTTGGCTAAATCGCGCATCATGGCGCGGCGTTCTTGGCTACTGAGTCTAGCCAATAGCGGTGCAGACCATGTTTCTAATTGGCTTAAATCATCCGCCATTGGCTTCACCGTTAATAAACAAATCGGCTGGCCATGCAAAGGTTTCGATATCTAACATTGGCTCAGGTTGATGGGTGATACTTTCAATTTGGCCATTGGTATCTTTTGCCACCACAACACGCTCAGTGAGTAAAATTTTGATAGATAAATCAACGGCTTTGTTATTTAAAATATCGGCCTCAAACTCAATATTGGCAGGAAAACATTTGTCTTGTTGGTGTTGTTGATACCATGCCAGCACCACGACCATGACTTTGTCAGCATCGCCTGTAAAATCGGTGATAATGACATTAGCCGTATATTGATATTCAAAACATAGGCTTAAGCTATTACTCACGACTTTTCCTTTGTCGGCAAAGGTCAGTAAGCATTCGGGGCTTTGCTTTAATTCAGGAACATTCGCCAGTAAATGTTCGCGTAGGTTTTTGAGCTTGTTCATGCAATGGCCTGCTTTTCGTATTTGGCAAAAGCGGTCGCCAGTTTTAAGTCATACTTATTTTTTTGATAGGCAGAGCCATTATAAAGACGTGCAAACTCGGCAAAACGTAGTTGTTTGAGTGCTTTGTGCATGGCAGGATTTTTAATGATAAAGGTACAAAACGCATTGAGCTGTCGTGCTTCGCTGTACTCCATATCTAATCTAAACGAAATAGCAGAAGGGTAGCCAAGTAACTGCCAATGAAAGCCCATAATTTGAAATAAGCCCCAACTACACGACTCGATAGCGGCTTGGATATGAATAGCAGAGGCAAATTGAAAACGCGGCCATTCGTCTACGCCACCTTTGTAGCCACCACGAAAGCGATTCACAATGTCAGGCTGACTTTCTGCAAATAAATCAGCAACAATGCCGTATTTCTTGAGTTGTCTGTACATCACATGACGCTCAAACAAAATCACCGCATGACCATCGTCTAAAAAACCATTGCCACGACTTTCGATGTCACAAACTGCTTTAAGTGCAGAGAGTTTAATGCCCAAGCGTTTGGCTGCTTCAATTTTGTCTTGTTCTGTCAAACGAGGTTTAGTAGTCATGCCCTTGCTTCCTAAAAAAATGAGCCACATTGCCTTTGCTGGTTAAGGCTAACCAAGCAAGCCATACACTAATAGCAGCCATGAGTGGATTAACATGACAAGGAAATTGATTTAATGCCAGTTTGACCATCACAGCAAAGCAACACACCATCAGCAACCAAGCCAAAAATGACACCATAGGTCGATAACGTGCGCCTTTACGCTGAAAGGTAAACAAGCGTAAGCATATGATAAAACAAGCAATAAATAGAATCCATGCGCTCATCATGGCCTCCGAAATATCACATCTAATAAGGCTTTTACGTCAACCGTTTTGACCTTTTCGAGTAGAGCTAATGTCACGGTCACGACACAGGTTGATGACAAAAACGCAGCTACCGCCATTTCTTGTAAAAACCCTTTTTTGACTAATTCGGGCGCAACAAAGTATCCCATCACCAAAGACACAAAAGCATAAGCAAAACGGCTTAATAGGTGTGGTTCTTTAGAAATTAAAAAGAACAAGATTGCGCCAGCAAATGAGCCAATCAGGGCATTGCCATCCACTAAAGGAGCTAAAGCGGTTAAGCCAATGCCTGTTGCGGCCGCGGCAACGGCAACAGTGGTAGAAGTGGGTTCGGTCATACACTTAATCCCATAACTGAATCGTGCTACCTGACGGTGACGCAGGCACAAGATCAGGCATTATCACTAATGTGCCAATTGGCAATATTGGCGGCAAAAAAGCGAGCTTAGGATTTGCCTCGAGTACCGTTTCTACATTTTGCGTGTGGCCGTAGAAGCGATAACACATGAGGTCTAAGGTGTCGCCTTGTTGCGAGATGACTTGCATTAAATCAACTCCACCATAGAACGAGACTTGCCTTGAATATCTGATAATGCCCATCGCGCATTACGCCAATACACGTCGATATTAGGTTCTAGGTTTTCGGCCTTTTTATTGCCCAATGCAGTGGTGTCAAAGTCACGATACTTTTCAAGTAAATGTGCTTTAGCGAAGCTAAAAACAGCTTGCTTGTACAACATGACTAAACGTGATTCGTTGTTAATTTGACTACTGGGGACACTCTCCAGTTCAAAATAACCCATTGCCTCTTGGCGTATTTGCCAATCGACTAAGGCAAGGTTGGCATCAGAAATAGCTAAGGTCAGTGCAAACACCAAACGGTCATCGCTAACAATCCCATCAAGCTTTTGAGTTTTAACAAAATCATCGCTATTGATACTGGGAAAGAAGCCATTATTTGTGAGCGTAAAAGGCGTGGGTGTGCCTGTCGCAACAAACATCGCGCACTCCAAAATAAGAGGGCGGTGGAAATAACATTAGCCTTGTCTTTAAAAAGACGTGCTTGTTATTTGCCGCCCTGACGTCGGGGTCCGACTCGTTAAGGGCTTTGAGTGTCTACCAATGCGTTGAGTTCAATCTCACCCAATGGTGTCTCAGGCACTTGGGTGCTAGGTTCACTGTGTGACGCACTCTCAGTTTCGCCCAATTTTTTAAGCTGCTTTTCTAAACGCCCAATATCGGTTTTAACGCCTGATTTATCATGCAACTCATAAGCCCGTTTTAATTCAACTAAAGCTTGTGCTGGGTCAATGTCCATCATGCAGTAACCCAATGCTTTATGGAGTCGCGCACGGACTTCGTCAGGCATATCTTGGTCACGGGTAAGCTGCTCAACTTCAATCAAGTTTTCAAGTAAAGCGGCTTTATCCGTCTCGGGATTACCCAACATACTCAAGGCATTAAGGGCTATCTCTTCGGCAATCAAGGTGGCCGTGGTGCGTTGAAAAGCATCGGGCATGGCCAATTTGTATTGAATGGCATAACGCGCAATGACTAATGCGCCATCAAAGTCATGAGCATCTAAACGCCATAACATAATGGTCATTAACACATCGTCTTGTGCGCCTTTACCGCCTTTTAAGACACCATCAATGTACGGCTCATATTTGGGTAGGAGCTGTCGTTTAATATCGGCGCGTGCTTCAAAACTCTGAATGCCTTTGAGTCTGCGCTTGTCTTCATAAAGTTGAGCAAGCTGTAGCTCGTAGGCAGAAGCGTTTTTAAACATATCCGAGTCAGAGCCAGCCGCTTTCGCGGCTAACTCGGCGGTTTTTGCTTGAAAGTGCTGTTGGGTTAGTCTCACGTCAACCTCACTAAACAAGAACGATATTTTCAGCGACAGCAACCATGCCGTACTCTTCAACAACGTAGGCATCATTACTGCTCTCATAGTTTTCGATACGGTCTAACTCAGGCTTTTCAACTACATGGCGACGACGCGCACCTTCTTGATAATAAATACTCAAGTTATCTAAGCGTGTGACCATGATTTTATTAGCAGGGAAGTTAGGTACACGCACAGCCTGCAAACCACCCATACGCTTTTGACTAATTAAAGTGTCAGCAGCAATAGTTTCTGTCGGTGCATGGTTGGCATTAACTAGCGGAAAGTATTTGTCAGCCAACAAAGAACGGCCACAAATCACCACTAATTGCGTGTCTTCTTGATACCACGGGTCAATAAAGTCATTCACCAGTGCATACACTAAGGCATCTAAATTTTTATAATCGCCTGTATCGCCAATACGAATTTCACCTGCATTGTCACCTTCACTTAATAAGCGTTGTGGTGAATTAATGCGGATTTTTTCAATCCAACCAATGTTCACATCTTGCAATAAAGGATTAACTGTCGGGTTAGATGTGGCGGCACGGCTTGTGCCATTAAAACCAATCATAATGCGGTCAAGAGCTTGACGCTTGGCAATTAAGTCACGAATACGCACCTGAAAATCAGTAAATTTAGCCCACATATCCAGCTTGGCATAAGATATAAATGTGTCGTAATCAGTCTTAGTACAATCGTATTCATCAACCAAAGACATGCCAGTCAAGTCCCGTGGCGAGCGTGCTTGTGATTGTGTGTTAGTTGTACTTGCTACAGGTGAGCCAATGCCTAAACCAAGCTTTTCACCAGACTTTTCAGTCACACCAACAATGTTGATTTGTTTTAAAAAACTGCTGTCCTCTTGCATTAGACTTTCAATTTTTTGTTGCACACTAGGAGCTACAGTAAATTTTGTGGCAACAGAGCCAACGCCATTTAAGGTGGCTACTTTGCTAGTGTATTTTTCGTAAGCAAGACGGGTTTCATTACGCATGGCGTAAGCTCCTAAAAATAAGTAAATATGGCCTTAGCAATCAGTTTCTTGAATGCCGTTGCCACCAGTGGCATTGGGACGCTGCGAGTACGTGGCTGGTGCTTGGCCGTCAACTTTGGTTTTAAACATGGCAAAATTTTGCTTTTCGGTGGCAAGTTCTGTTTCAACTTTGGTGAGCTGCTTGCCTAAGTTATCCACCGTGGTTTTTAAGTCAGTGCAAAAGTTAGTCACTTCTTTAAAGCTGTTTTCGATATCACCGTATTGTTGTTGAGCCTTGTCTTGTTTTGGTTTTAGCCAAGCCATGACTTTGTTGAATAAAGAAGGTTCATTAGAG